TTATGAATCATTGTTGTTGCTTGTTTTGCGTTTGAATACAGCGATGACTATCAATGTCGCTGCCCCATCCAAACCGAATATGATGAGCGGGATATAACGCCAAATGCTGTTCCTTTCAGCAGCTTGAATGATCCCGAGACAAAGCAGAACTATACCGAAAATAAGTATTGCCGCGGATGCCGTTGCGTGAATAGCAATACGGGCTTTTTCTTCTTTGCTACAGAGATTGTATGTCTTCGTGCTGAGCAATTCGGAAAACGTAAGACAAAAAGACGCGAAGTATATAAACAGCTTGTCTAAAATGCTGTTCTCGCCGAGAAAGAGCATAAATGCGCCATAAACTAATATTGCCAGCGCAGAAACGAATCTGATAACAGTACCTGTCTTGCTTGATATCATGTTTTAATTCTCCAAGTCTTAAAATTATGTTTGCATATATGAGAACGGACCGTAAACTTCACCTGTAGGAGCTATAAAACTCCATTCATAAAGTAATTCTATTTTTGCTGTTTGAGGTATTACATGTTGATATAATGCCAATTTAACGGTTCCTCCCACTGCCGATCCGGCAATGGCACTCAACGTGTTGATACCAATTGCCGCGATAACAGCTACCCAACCTTTTCCCGGTAGAACGCTAGCGATAGCTGTAGCCACTGCAATAACACCAGCACTTTTTGCCCAAGTTACTCTATAGTATTTTGTTTCGACATATGTCCAATATGGGTCGTTGGTAAGAGGAGATACACTATGCAAGAGATTTTCTTCCACTACACTTGTTTCGGATATGTAAGCTACGGGTTTGCCGTTTGAAAATAATGTTCCAATAGATTCATCAAAATAGAGTATTTCTTGTGTGTTTGTAGACAAATTTATTACACGAATAACGTCTTTGCCATCTAAATAAATTTCTTCGAATTTATACTGTAAACCGTCAATTGTTAATATTTCAACAGCTTTAATATTTGAATTTTTACTTGGAGAGGCTGATGCTGATATAGAAAGTGCCGAGATTAGTGTTATCAAGGTTAGAAAAATCGCTGTAATTTTTTTTATCTTTTTATTCATTATTAAGCCTCCTTTAAAATAACTATATGTAATCTTGTTTGGAGATATAAATTGAAGCTATTTAGCACATTGGAATCACGTCCCTTACTTTTGATTTCAATTTTATTATATAGTGTTGTTTTAAAAATGTCAATAACACTTTTGGTTTGAGAACAAAAAATAATTATAATAATTTTTTGGAAAAAGTGAAACAAGGAACTTGTTGGGCAGTAAATAAAAAACGCCGAATGCAGGATATCAGGACAGGCAATCAAAAGAAAGTCGTCCAATAGACTCTGCACTCGGCAATAACAATATATCATGGAATAAAAATTATGTCAATATTTTTTAACGGCCAAGCAGAGATAATTTCAATGCTGTAAACAGCCTTGTAAAAGACATGGCAAATATGAGACAAAAACGCCGAATGCAGGATATCAGACAGGCAATCAAAAGAAAGTCGTCCGACAGACACTGCATTCGACAATAACAATATATCACGGAACAAAAATTGTGTCAATATTTTTTGTATTGTCGGGCAGAATTTAAAAGTTTTCAAGTTGATATTTTATATTCAATAAACATAAAAAGAATCGGCTGTCTCGAAGACCAGAGCTTCGGGCAATGCCCTACAATCTCTTACCGATTTCACTATCAGTATATCGGGTCTGCTTGAAATTGTCAAGGATGTACATCCTTAGATTTTGTCCAAAGATGTAATCGCGTTTATGAATACCAAGACGGCCGGACACAGAGCACCATTACGAAAACCTGCAGGAGTTAATCAAGACTGCAATACTGTATGAATGCAAAAAAAGCCACCGGCTTACTCCAGAAGGCTGGGCTACAATTGCCCAGGTTCCTGTTTCTCACCGACGGCTATATACGCAGTATACGCGATTCCGATTCAAGTGTCAAGTCAAAATTTGAAAATGTAACAAAGCGCCTGTAGGTTTACAATAGATGCGAGACTGAATCGGGAGCATTGAAATAGAAATGAAAAAAGCCTTGAAACCGTTGATACACAACGACTTCAAGACTTCCTCTTTTGGTGATCCATCGGAGATTCGAACTCCGGACACCTTGATTAAAAGTCAAATATGTAGTACATACACATAGCAAATTGCGGAGAAAAACACAACATATGGTGGCTTGGATGTGCGTGATAGCCGATAAACACTAAATAAAAATCGAGCGTTACTACGGGATTACTACGGATTTTAAGATATCTTCGCCATTTCCTCGTGAAGAGTTTTGTCTGATACAAGTGCATAGTATTTTAAGGTCGTGCTGTATTCTTCGTGCCCAAGAATCATTTGTGTAGCTTCGGGCGATACACCGCTTTCTACCATCATTGTTGCACATGTTTTTCGGCAGCAATGGGGGGATAGACGCTTAACTCCTATCTCTTCAAGGCAGTCGTAATACTTTTTGCGCATGTAGCTCGAGCTGTATCCCTCGCCGTCATCACGACATACTATTTTTTTACCTTGCTTTGCTACAAGTGCTTCTATATACGGCTTAATCACCGGCAGAACGGGAACATGACGATTCTCTCCGGCTTCGGTTTTCAGACCACCTATGAGCAAGGCTTGATCCGCTATGTAATCATCCGGAGTAAGGGCGAGTAGTTCAGAAATACGAAATCCCGTGTAAATCAGGATGAGAATGATATCGGCGTATGGGACATTAGCTTGTGCGGCAGCCTTTATCTTTTCCACTTCTTCAGCGGAAAATGGATGTATTTCGTTTTTCTTTTTCTTTGGGAGCTTAACGAATTTGGAATAGTCTTTGTAACAAATGTCTCTCTCCAACGCAAGCGCATAAAGACGCGAAAATGTGATTTTTATATACGATAGCGAAGTGCCGCTTTGTGCGCTGTATGCATCAATGCATTTCTGCATGTCTTCCGTTCTCAGCTCGCGCATTTTTATGCTTTTTACATCTTCGGGAATCTTCTTCCATGCGGCGTTGTAGCAGTCCTTTGATTGCTTAGCCAGGTTCTTATATTCGGCGCGGGAGAGCCACAAGGTGTGCAAGTCATCGACGGTCATATTGATTTCAACTACCGGGTGTTCGAGGTACTGAGACAACGCTGCTTTTGCTTCTTTGGATGTCGCGTATGTACCGAGTATCTGCTGCTTTTTTATCATCTTGCCCTGCTCGTCCAGGCTATAACTTGCCGGCAACGCGACGACCCAGGGACGCCGCTTGATATCCTTGCGTTTATATACGCTGCCTTCACCGTTTTCACGCTTTGCCATTAAAAAATCCGCTCCTTTACTTGTGTTTTGCCGGAGCGGATGATATAATAATTATATCAATCCACTCTATACGCATGGTGTGTGTTGATTCTCGAACCCTCGGTGTTCCCGCACCGGGGGTTCTTTTTTTATTTAGCTTAAATCTTTTATCGCGCTCGAAACATCGTCAGCAATATCAAGCCCCGTCTGATACTTGCCAGTGACCTTGCCGTCAACGAATATAATTGTCGCGCCATATGTAGTGCCGCCGCCTAAATCTCTGCTTGACCAGCCGTAGGTCTGAGAGGTGCTTCCGCCAATCTCGGAGGAAGTTGCGAGCTTACCCTCACAGCCGATAATCTTAACGACCTGCTCGTATGTCATGCCGTTTTTTATCTGATTATACTCATCCATTGTGATATACTCGGTCTCGGGTTCCGTCGTTGTCGGTGTGTCTGTGCCGCCCTCTCCGCTTATCGCCATTGCAGCAATGACAATACAGAGAAGCGCGACTACCACGATAGCAATTATCCAACCTTTAGGTCGTTTTGCCCCGCAGTTCGGGCAAACTTTGTCGTTCTTGCCGAGTTCGGTTTTGCATTTCTTGCACTTCATTTTTATACATCCTTTCTATTATCCCGCCGCGAGGGCGGGATTTTTAATTTATTTCTCGAATGAGCATGCGAGGAACGCCGAGAATATGATACATTTCCAAATCCGCGCCTCGCAGCTCTTTTGGCTGATATTCCGGATTGATGGGGCTGAGTCTTACCATATCATCGGAAACATCAATGCGCTTGAGCGTGGCACATTCTCCGTCATAAATGACTGCTCCGACATCGCCGTTGTGGTCTATGTAATTCTGCTTCAATATAAGCACTATATCTTTTTCCTGATAGAGCGGATACATTGAGCTGCCGTGAACTTCCAAAACGAAGAAGTCTTTTCTGTCTCTTCCTTTCAGGTAAGCCGTCGGAACTTCTACAACCGCACCGTTCCAATCTTCGACCGCGACTTCTTCATATCCAGCAGCAATGCAACCGAGAACCGGGAAAGTCACGACATCGTCTGTAATGTTCGGGGAAACAAGGTTAAGCGGGTTCATCGGAACATCTGCGCCCATTAACCACGGTATAGATACATTTAAAATTTTTGATATTTCTTCAGTTCTTCTTTGTTTTGGTGCGTAGATTCCTTTTTTATAATTGCTTATTGTAGCGTCAGCGACATTCAACGCTCTCGCAAGTTCCGCTGCGGTCATGTTTCTACGTTCTAAAGCTTCGTTTAATCTTTCTGCAAAGCTCGGCATATTAATCACCTCGCCTATACAATACCACAAAACCAACGAAAACGCAAGCAAAAATGAAAAAAACTTTTGAAAAACTTGTGAAAAGTATTGACTTGTGAAAACGCAAGTGATATAATCGAACAAAAAGGAGGTGAAAGCGATAATGTATGATTACTCGAATCTGCTCGGCGCAATGAGGCAAAGAGGTATAACCCAGAAAAGCCTTGCAAAAAGCATCGGAAAAAGCGAGGCGACGATTAACCGCAAGCTCTGCGGTGCTAGAGAGTTCACGCAAAGCGAAATGTTCAAAATACTCGAGATTATGGGCGAGCCGGTCGAAAGAGCTTCATTTTATTTTTTTACTCATTGACTTGTGAAAACGCAAGTTGTCAGCAACAAAAAAGGAGGTGAAAAGATGACAGATCTTGAGCTTGAACGCGCGGAAAACGAAATCCGAGCAAGAAAGAGCGACGGCAAGCACCAAACGAGAATAGCAGTCGTATCAATCTTACTCGGAAGTCTCGGGGGAGTACTCGGGGCACTGCTGGCGCATTGGGTAATTAACACTTTCCTGAAATAAGCCAAAAAATCAAAGAAGTGAGAAAGCCCATAACGCCGCCGCCTAAAATCCCGAAAGAGGCGATAAGCCAATCATGGCGACGTTGAGCCTTGCGAAGATACGTCTCTTTTAATTCTTTCGCTTGCTCAAAATCACCAGTTCCGCGTGGAACGACCTTGCCTGTAGCGAGCGTGGGGACATGAACCTTTTGTTCCAAACAAGCACCTCCCTTCGGGTAAAAATATACAACGGATTCTCATAAAGTCAACATGAAAGGAGCTACACAATGAACAACATGCTAATAGCCGTTATAACATCAAGCGCAGTGACAATATTGTGGTTGAAGTGGTTTTGGTCTGCTGCGCAAAAAAAAATCGGTAAGCAAAACGAAGAGTTGGCTCGTATGCTCACCGAATTTGTTGAAAGGTATATCGAGAAAGTCATTAAAGACAGACATTAATGAATGCCTCTCCGAATGGATTCAAGCAGGCTCGACCTTTTTCAATATATACTTTTCGCATTACATTGCTGAAGCTGTTTTTGAAAATTTCCAAGTTTTCAAATTCATCATAGCTTGTTGTGAGACTTGAACCATCAAAGCTTATGTCAACAAGTCCCAGGCGATCAAGGGATGTAATTGATGTACTTTGCCTGCCTATATCGCCAATTTCCGAATTTGCAATGAATACATTTTGATGAAGAACGATGTGTACATTTGAAAAACCAGAAACCTTTTCCATTTCGGCAGGCGGATTCCCGCAGATATTGACGATTGGGAGATTATGTGAGTTCTTAAAGCATTTCAAAGTGTAGGCATCGTCAGGGGATAGTTGCTTTATTATTTCGACAAATGCCGGATGAACCGTATCAGCAGTATCTTTTTGCATTGCTTTCGCCAACAGATTGGCGAATAAGTCTCGTAATGTCTCATTGTCGGTAGTATAGGCGATTGCTTGTAATGCAGGCACTGCAACATAGGCTTCAGGAGTCTTTATTTGCTCAGGGTCAACATCTTTAAGCTTCTCTTCCAATAGCTTTTTTGTTGCCTTTAATGAGTACTCTCCGTTCAGCACATATTTTTCAAGAGGTGTCAAAGCAACGCCTATAGCACGAGGTAATAAACTGACAATCTCTCCGATTCTTTTCGCCGACGGATGGACAAGATCATCGTAAGCTTTTTCAATTGTTCCGCCTAAGCCAATGTTTGTATCCATTTATATCATATCCTTTCTTTTGCCAATTGAAAACTGTTTCAATAAGCGAATATACAGATTAAGTATAACACATAAAAAGAAATAAAACAACAAAAAGCGAGGTAAAGAGATGAATAAAATCGAAATAAGAGTCAATCCGAACACGGGTCTGACGAGCAGTGTAAAGTTGGGCGGTGTTGAGATAGGGCAATCAGTCCGCAGTGTTACATTTCATCACAAGGGCGGCAATTGGCCTACCTTGACACTGGAACTTGTATCTAACGATGTCTTGCTTGACATTCCGAATGTTACGGAAGATGTAGGCGCGTCGAAGGGTATCAGCGTTTGGAAAGCCACTCCAGTATCGGAGCAACCGCATAATTAATTACCAAAGGAACGACGGAAATGATAAGTGCAAGCACAGAAATAACAATTGCCTTACGGCTTCTGGACTCCGCGTCGATTTTCGCAAGATACTCGTATCCAGCGTGCGTCAGTTTGGCATCTCCGGATAAATCAAAAAAGATGCTCCCATCGGCAGTCCTAACGGTACGAAGATTGCTGGCTATGTACCCTTTGGATAAACAGGCGTCAAGTATTTCGCAATCCCACGGGGAGAGCTCTTGAAGCTCTTTCCCTTCTAATATCCACATGAGTATCTTTCGCATACGGCGCTCATACTGGCGAATGTTTTTGGGCACATCTTGATGCTTGAAATGGCTGTCTTTTATTGGTTTCACGATTTGCACCTGCTTTGATAGAAATTAAAAAAATTATATCACACAAAAAGAAATAAAACAACTGTATGAAAGGAGCTTTGTAAATGAACGAGTTAATCAAAATCAACTATGAAAGCGACAGACCTACGGTCTTAGCGAGAGATCTGCACGAATTTCTTGAGGTCAAAACCGCCTACAAGGATTGGTTCCCGAGAATGTGCGAATACGGTTTTGCTGAGGGAGAGGACTATTGCTCATTTTTGAGCGATAGGTCTGACGGCTTACCTGGCAAGCCGAGACAGGATGCGCAGCTCACCATCGACATGGCGAAAGAGATCTGTATGCTTCAGCGCAACGAGAAAGGCAAGCAGGCGAGACAGTATTTCTTGCAGCTCGAAAGAGAGTGGAACTCACCCGAGGCGGTGATGTCGAGAGCCCTCAGAATGGCTGAGGAAAGGCTTGAAAGATTCAAAGCTATAAACGCCAACCTCTCAGTTCAGAACGCCATTATGCAGCCGAAAGCGGAATATTTTGACGGTCTGTGCGACCGCGAAAGCCTTACCGGTGTCAGAGAGACGGCAAAGCTTCTCGGGCTGAAACAGAATGACTTTGTAAAGTGGCTTATAGACCACAAATACATTTACCGCGACAAGCGCGGCAGGCTGATGCCCTATGCGGAACATGTCGATTCAGGGTTGTTCACTGTCAAAGAGACATACAACGATAAGACCGACTGGACAGGCGTTCAGATGCTTATCACCGTAAAAGGAAAAGAACGCTTCTTGAAAACGCTCTCGTGAAAGGAGACAAAAACCATGCGTAAAAAAATGGCACTTATGTCAGTCGACGAGGCGTCAATGTACCTGAGAGAGGTTATCTACATACCGCCGCATCAGATCAGGCTGCTTGCCAGGGAGGGCAAATGCACCTTTTGTATCGCGATCAAAAATCCGAGCGGGTCGTACTCGTACTACATTAGGCTTGACCGGCTTGAGCAGTTCAAGCGCGGAGACATCGGTCTGATGGTGAGCTAAGGGCAAAAACAGAAAGGAGACATCAAAATGACAAAAGGATTTTTAACAATTGCCGCAGTGCTGGCGCTCGTCCTGCTTTTCGCGGCGGCAGCGGTTCCGGAGACAGAACCGATTACCGCGCCTGAACCGACGGTATCGGCGCAGATACCCACAGCACGCTACCGGTTGACCGCAGACGAGCGAGAGCTTATATGCAAGGTTGTTATGGCTGAATCTGGAATCGAGCCGTTTGATGGCAAAATGGCGGTCTCACAGTGCATTTTAAATGCGTGTGAAAAGACCGGCAAACGCCCCGCGGAGATAGTTGAGGAGTATGGTTACACCGACCGCAGGGTAGAACCGAACGCAGAGACGAGGGAAGCCGTCGCCGCGGTCTTTGATGCCGGCGAGACGGTGACAGACGTGAAGATACTTTTCTTCTACGCACCGGCGCTTGTGAGCAGCGAATGGCATGAGTCGCAGACCTATGTTTGCACCATCGGCGGGCACAGGTTCTTTGGGGAGGCAGGAAAATGATAAAGAGCAATTACACTTTCGGTGAAATCATCGAACTTCAGAAACTGCCGCTCAGCGATAAAATCGCTTTTTCTGTTGAGGTGCTGAAACAGTGCGAAAAAATCACGAGTCACAATGTCGCCCTCGCTTTCTCCGGCGGCAAAGACAGCCTTGTTGTTGCTGATCTTGTCGAACGCTTTGTGCCAACGTTACACGGTAAGATACTTTGTATTTTCGGCAACACAGGCGTGGAGTTTCCCGAGAGTTTAGCCTTTGCACGAAAATATGGCAAGGCGCATTACGGTGATAGATTTATTGAGACCAAACTGTTGCGTCTCGACCATGACGAGCTGAGATATGATTTTGCCCGCGAGCTTATCGAAAGGTTGGAATCCGAAGGCGCGCTTGACGAGGTTTTAAAGGCGGACGGCAAGCTCAAAGGACAGGGAGCCTTAATTACGGCAGCGAAAAAACGCGGCTATGAGCTCAACAGGACAAACTGTTATTTCAAAGGGCACAGAATGAATTTTGCGTATTGCCTTGAGCAGTATGGCGCTCCGCTGCTCGGGAAAGCCGCATCAAAGCTTGACGCTCACCGTATCAACATAGAGTGCTTTTTGAAGTATTCCGATACATCGTCCAACGATGAAAAACTCAAAGAGTATTACGACACATTGAAAGAGTGCAAATTTTCACAGCATTGTTGCAAATTGCTGAAAAAAGAGCCATCGGAGCGAGTTCAAGCGGAAAAGGATGTAGGAGTGATAATAAAAGGCTTGATGGCTGCGGAATCGCACACACGTATGCTCAGTATCGCCACACGAGGTCCGATATTTGCCTCGCATAGACCGCATATCAAGGACGAACCTTTCTATCATATGTCGCCAATAGCTATGTGGCGAGATGAAGATGTGTGGGAGTATATAAATACTTACGGCGTTGAACGTCCGCCGCTTTATGACTTCACCTATGAGACCGTGGACGGCGAAATAAAGCACATCGAGCGTAACGGTTGTATGTTCTGCGGCACAGATATTCAGTTTAAAAACAATCACTTGAGTGTTCTTCGACAAACTCACCCAAAGGCATATCAGGTCTGCATGGAGCAATTTGGATATCGCAAGGAGCTCAACACCTTGTTTCAGCTTCGCAAGGACAAAAATATTCTGTCAGCGATGACTGATATCGGTAGGAGCGCACGAATGATAGATGCGGTTGGTGACAGTCCGTTGCTTGCCAGAGCTCGACCTTGCGCATACGACGATTTTGGCGAGATGGTTGATTTGACAGGTACAGGACTTGAGACTGAGTATGACCCCGAGGAGGTATAAAAATGGCTTTAAAATTTGCAATTCAGACCGCTTTTGAGATCCTTGTCGTTGTGCTTATCATCTATGGATTTGTCAAAGAGGACAAGCTCATAGCTTTTGAGGACGACCTCAAAGCAAAAATTTTAAACAGAAAGGAGACAAAACACAATGGGAAATCAGACGACTAAAAGCCCGTTCGATGTGCAGATCCTTGCTGCCAGGCTAAAAGACCTGATGCGCGAAAGCGTGCCGAAAGTCACGCAGAAAGACCTTGCCGCGGCACTCGGCACCGCGCCTAACATGGTATCGGCATATATGCGCGGCAAGAGCTGTCCGTCGCTGCCGATGGCAGTTAACATAGCGCAGTATTTTGATGTGTCAATTGATTATCTCGCCGGCTTGACCGACCAGCGGCGGCAGCAAGTAATCGTGTCAGCACCGGCACCGACGCCGAAGCGCGGACGAGACCCGTGGCGCAAAATGGCGATTTGCAACAGCTGTGACTGGCGCAGACGCATGGCAGCGCCGTGCGGCGACTGGGATGGCACGGCATGTATGTATACCCACGAGACCGGGATTTTTCGCGAATCGCCGCCGACGGAAGACGGCTGCGCATATTATAAAAGCCGCCAACGCTGAGTGGGCAGCGAAGACGGCAAAGGTAAAACCTCAACATCATGATAACACGAAGGGGGACTAATGTCAAATGAAGATAAACAGCCTTGAGCTCGAGAATGTAAAGCGTATTAAGGCAGTCAAAATCGAGCCCACCGAAAACGGTCTGACTGTGATAGGCGGGCGTAACGGTCAGGGTAAGACCTCTGTGCTCGACAGCATTGCATGGGCGCTTGGGGGCGATAGATTTCGTCCGTCAGAGCCACAGCGTGAGGGTTCTGTACTGCCGCCCAATCTCAAAATCACAATGGACAGCGGCATCATAGTGGAGCGCACCGGGAAGAACAGCACCTTGAAGGTCACAGACCCTACCGGCAGAAAAGGCGGTCAGCAGCTTATAAACGAGTTTATTTCTCAGCTTGCGCTTGATTTGCCGAGGTTCATGACCGCATCAAACAAGGAAAAAGCCAACACACTTTTGCGCATAATCGGCGTTGGAGACAGGCTCGCACAGCTTGAGCACGACGAGACGGAGCTCTACAACAAGCGCCACATGATTGGACAGATAGCCGATCAGAAACTCAAGTATGCTAGAGAGATGACGGAGTATCCGGATGTACCGGAGCAGCTGATTTCCGCATCCGAGCTTATCAAACAGCAGCAATGTATTATGGCGCATAACGCCGAGAATAAGCGTAAGCGTGACCGAGCCGCCGAGATACAGCATCACTATGACGCCGTCAACAGCAAAATAAACGGAATCCAGGCTGAGCTTCAACGTCTTATGACTGAGCAGCAGAGCCTTATGGATGACCTCAGAATTGCGCACATGGAGACGGAGCACCTCGAGGATCTGAGCACCGCCGAGCTTGAAGAGGACATTGAAAATGTTGAGAAAATCAACATTAAAATCCGTGCCAACCTTGAAAAAGAGAAAGCGGAAGAGGATGCGAAAGCGTATCAGACTCAGTACAGCCAGCTGACGAACGAGCTTGAAGATGTCAGGCAAAAGAAAACCGACTTGCTCAAGTCCGCACAGCTTCCGTTGCCGGGGCTGTCGGTCAAGGATGGCGAGCTGACATACAACGGCTTCAAGTGGGACAATATGTCCGGAGCGGATCAGCTCAAGGTTTCCACGGCCATCGTGCGCAAGCTCAACCCCAGTTGCGGGTTTGTGTTGCTTGATAAGCTCGAGCAGATGGATCTTGACACTCTTGCCGAGTTCGGCAAATGGCTTGAGTCTGAGGGACTGCAGGCGATAGCAACGAGGGTCAGCACCGGCGATGAATGCAGTGTCCTTATAGAGGACGGATATGTGGTGAACGAACCGACGGAGACTAAAAAAGCATGGAAGGCAGGACAGTTTTAATGAACATAACATCAGGAATAATCGAAGATGCACAGCGGGTCATAGTTTACGGTCCGGAGGGAATCGGCAAATCAACCTTTGCTTCCAAGTTCCCGGGCGCGATTTTCATCGACACGGAAGGCAGCACAAAGAGGCTGAACGTTAAGCGTTTTGACAAACCGAGCAGTTGGACGATGCTTCTCGAAGAGGTCAAATATGTTCGCGATCACCCCGAACTGTGTATGACGCTTGTCATCGACACAGCGGACTGGGCAGAGCAGCTTGCAAGTAATCATATATGTTCCGTAAATCACAAACAGAGCATTGAGGACTTCGGATACGGCAAGGGCTATACAAAGCTCTACGAAGAGTTCGGCAGACTTCTTGACCTGCTCAATGAGGTTATATCAAAAGGTATTAACGTCGTGCTGACCGCTCACGCCAAAATGCGTAAGTTTGAGCAGCCGGACGAGCTCGGCGCATACGACCGCTGGGAGATGAAACTTTCAAAAAATGTCGCGCCGATCGTAAAAGAATGGGCAGACACGGTTCTCTTCGTCAACTATAAGACGTTCGTGATAAAGGACGAGAAGACCGACAGCAGAAAGGCACAGGGCGGCAGAAGGGTAATGTATACCAATCATCATCCCTGCTGGGATGCGAAGAACAGATACGGGCTGCCGGACGAGGTCGATTTCGATTTCAGCGTCATCGCACCGTTTATTCCGTCTTCCGGTGCATATGTCGCAGCGGCGCCGGAAGATAAGCCGCAGACGAATGCGCTGCCCGACCCGCCGAAAAAAAGCATAGAGGAGCTCAAGGCAAAAATCGACGAGTTTACCGCCGATGCCGATGAGCCTACCCCGAACACAGAGAACACTGAACCGAGTTCTGGCTTACCGGCAGCGCTGCGTGAACTCATGACGGCGAACAACGTTACCGAAGATGAGCTTAGAAGTGCGGTAGCGTGGAAAGGTTACTTCACTGCCGACACGCCGATTCTCAATTATGGCGAAGCTTTCATTAACGGCTGCCTTATCGGCGCATGGGAGCAGGTCTACGATATCATCGTCAATCATATAAGAAAATTTTAAATAAAAAGGAGTATTAACTATGAACGAAAACTACAATACCAACAGAAATGACGCCCTCGACTGGGACAGTGTAATCGAAGCCGAAAACGAATTTGTACTTCTGCCGGAAGGGGAATATGAATTCACCGTCAAAAGCTTTGAGCGCGGCTATTTCAACGGCTCGGAGAAAATGTCTGCCTGCCCGAAGGCAGAGCTTACGCTTCAGATAGATGCGCCGCAGGGTACAGCAATCGTCAAACATAATCTTTTCCTCTCGCGTAAAACAGAAGGGCTTGTGTGCGCGTTCTTCATCGCTATCGGTCAGAAGAAACACGGCGAACCTCTGAGAATGAACTGGGCGCAGGTTGTAGGTTCAAAAGGCCGCTGCAAGATAGGGCAGAGGCTTTACAACGATAATTATTACAATGAGGTCAAGAAATTCCTTGAGCCGGACGAATCCACTCAGCGTCCCGCTTTCACTCCGGGGAATTTTTAATCCTTGGACGCGAGACCTTATCAGCTGGAGGCAGAACGGGCAATATTCAACGAGTGGGCGAGCGGCAATAACCGCACATTGCTTGTCCTGCCGACCGGCACCGGCAAAACAGTCGTTTTCGCTAATGTTGCGAAGCAGTGTGTTCAGAACGGTGAGCGGGTTCTTGTGCTCGCTCACCGCGGCGAATTGCTTGAACAGGCAGCGGACAAAATACTGAAATTTACCGGCTTGATGTGCGCCACAGAGAAAGCCGAAGAAAGCTGCCTCGGCAGCTGGTACCGTATAACCGTCGGCTCGGTGCAATCTTTACAGAGAGAAAAACGGCTCGAACAGTTCGACAGCGACTATTTTGACGCCATAATCATCGACGAGGCGCATCACTGCCTTTCCGATGGTTATCAGCGCGTGCTTGAGCACTTTGGAGACGCGCATGTCTTAGGCGTCACCGCTACGCCGGACAGAGGCGATATGCGCAATCTCGGCACATACTTTGATTCCCTTGCTTATGAATACACTCTTCCGCAGGCTATCAAGGACGGTTATCTTGCGCCGATAAAGGCTCTTACAATTCCGCTGAATCTCGACCTGACGGGAGTTGCAATGCAGAACGGAGATTTCAAGGCGGCCGATATCGACAACGCCTTGGATCCGTATCTGTATCAGATTGCCGACGAGATGATAAAGAACTGCAGGGAGCGCAAAACAGTCGTGTTTCTGCCGCTTATAAAGACCTCGCAAAAATTTCGGGATATTCTGAATGAGCGCGGTTTCAAGGCTGCAGAAGTCAACGGCGGAAGTCAGGACAGAGCGGAGACAATCGAAGCGTTTGAGCGCGGCGAATATAATGTGCTTTGTAACTCCATGCTCTTGACGGAAGGCTGGGACTGTCCGGCAGTCGACTGTGTCATTGTATTAAGACCAACAAAGGTCAGAAGCCTATACAGCCAAATGGTTGGGCGCGGAACGCGCCTTGCACCCGGCAAGAAGGATCTTCTGCTGCTCGATTTCTTGTGGCACACTGAACGCCATGAACTTTGTCATCCTGCTCATCTGATATGTGAAAACGAAGAGGTCGCAAAAAAGATGACGGAGAATATCGAAGCGGCAGGTTGTCCGGTTGATATTGAGGCTGCCGAGCAGCAAGCCGAGAACGATGTCGTCGCTCAGCGTGAAGAAGCTCTTGCGGCGCAGCTCAAGGAAATGAGGAAGCGCAAGCGCAGACTTGTCGACCCGCTGCAGTATGAAATGTCGATTTCCGCGCAGGATCTTTCAAGCTATGTCCCGGCATTTGGGTGGGAATGTGCTCCGCCGACAGAAAAACAGATTAAAACGCTCGAAAAGCTCGGTATATTTCCCGACGCAATCGAGAACGCCGGCAAGGCAAAGCTTCTGCTTGACCGCCTCAGCAAGCGCCGCGAAGAAGGTCTCACAACGCCGAAGCAGATACGCTTTTTGGAATCCCGCGGTTTTCTGCATGTAGGCGAATGGAGCTTTGACGCTGCAACAAAGATGATAAATCGCATAGCTGCAAACGATTGGCGTGTTCCGCGCGGCATTGTGCCTAAAGACTATAAACCGGAGGCAATGACGATATGACAGAGGAAAAGCTCGACCTGAAAGAGCTGATAAAATACATAGACCCGGCTGCTTGCACATATTCCGAATGGGTTGAAGTCGGCATGGCGCTTAAGCATGAGGGATACAGCTGCGATGACTGGGATGAATGGTCACGCCCGGACAAGCGCTATCATGCCGGCGACTGCGAAAAAAAGTGGAATACCTTCAACGGTGCCGCTGCACCGGTTACGGCGGGGACTATCGTTCAGATGGCAAAAGACAACGGCTGGCATTTTCAGGCAGATGACGGCGCACTCGATTGGGACAGCGTTATCGGAGAACAAAAGGATGATCTTGTTCTTGTCGACAAAAGCTGGATTGAAGGCAAGGAGTTGAATATTCCCGACAAATGGAATCCCGTAGAGCAGATTACCAAATATCTCGAAACGCTCTTTGAGGCAGGGGAGACGGTCGGTTATGTCACCGAAAGCTGGGAAAAAGACAGTAAATACCTGCCGACGAAAGGCGTGTATACCAGGACTGCGGGAGAGCTTATAGAGGCTCTGAGCAAATGCGAGGGCGACATAGGTCGCGTAATAGGCGACTGCAAGCCGGAGGCGGGGGCGTGGATACGCTTCAATCCTCTGGACGGCAAAGGCGTCAAAAATGAAAATGTAACGGAGTTCCGATATGCTTTGGTCGAATCCGATACGACCGACATCACCCATCAAAACCAGATAATACGCGAGCTCGAGCTGCCGATTGCCTGTCTCGTTTACAGCGGAGGAAAGAGCCTGCACGCCATTGTACGCATCGATGCCGCAAACTTTGACGAATACCGCAAGCGTGTTGATTACCTCTATGATGTGTGCAAGAAAAACGGCATAGATATCGATCGCCAGAACAAAAATCCGTCCCGTTTGAGCCGTATGCCGGGCGTGGAGCGCAACGGAAAGAAGCAGTATCTGCTCGACACAAACATCGGCAAGAGCTCATGGAACGAATGGAAAGAATGGATTGAAAGCATAAACGACGACCTGCCGGATCCGGAGAGCGTCGCCGATGTGTGGAACGACCTGCCGGAGCTTGCGCCGCCGCTTATAGACGGAGTTCTGCGGCAGGGGCACAAAATGCTTGTCGCAGGACCGTCAAAGGCCGGCAAGTCTTTTGCGCTGATAGAGCTGTGCTGCGCCATAGCCGAGGGGCGCGAATGGCTGGGCTTCAAATGTACCCAGGGCAAGATAATGTATGTCAATCTCGAGCTTGACCGTGCGAGCTGTCTGCACCGTTTTAAAGATGTCTATACAACGCTCGGCTGGGCTGCGGAAAACCTGCATAACATCGATGTGTGGAACCTGCGCGGCAAATCCATTCCGATGGATAAACTCGCGCCGAAGCTCATCAGACGCGCCGCAAAGAAAAACTATATCGCCATTGTCATTGACCCGATTTATAAAATCATCACAGGCGATGAAAACAGCGCAGATCAGATGGCGCATTTCTGCAACCAATTTGACAAGGTCTGCACCGAACTTGGGTGTGCGGTTATCTACTGCCACCACCATTCAAAAGGCGCTCAGGGCGGCAAGAGGAGCATGGACAGAGCATCCGGCAGCGGAGTGTTCGCCCGCGACCCCGACGCGCTGCTCGACCTCATAGAGCTTGATATAACCGACGGTATCCGCAAACAGCAAGAGGACAAGGCGCAGTGTGAAATCTGCCTTAAATGGATGCGCCGCTTCAAGCTGCCGGAACCGTCGCAGGACGAAGAAAACACCGCGCACGAGCTGCTCAAAATGTGCGGTGAGAGTCTATCTCCGGCATCCCGTGACCTTATGCTTACGGAAGTCAGAACTGCATGGAACAGGATAGAACAGCGGTCTGCATGGCGCGTGGAGGGCACTCTGCGCGAGTTCCCAAAGTTCGCTCCGGTCAATCTTTGGTTCGATTACCCCGTGCATCGGATAGATGATACCGGCGTGCTGGAGGATATAAAGCCGGATAGCGATTTTAATTCGAAAAACTCGCCTTTCAGGAGAAACTTCAGCAGCAAAAAGACCTCATCCGAGCGAAAAAAGGATAGAACAAGCAGCATAGAAACTGCTTTCGATGCCTGCAATATGGATGGACGGGTAACAGTGAATGAGTTGTCTGAATATCTCGGAGTAACAGCGAAAACGGTTCGCAAAAGGTTGACAGAGCATGGTGGCTTTTGGATTGACGACGGAGAAGTTGGAAAGAAAAACGAGGGAAAAAGTCGATAAAATTTCCCGTTCCCTACAAGGGAAAAAGTCGAATGGTTATCGAGAAATTCCCTCACAAGGAAAAAGTCGATAAAAAATCGAGAAATTCCCTCTGAGGGAAAAAGCACTTATATATTTCATATATAAGTGGGGAATTTCCCTTCCCTCAAGGTCAGGGGAAAGAAGTGTGGCGGCTTGAAGCTGCCGCCGCACACAACTTCTTCCCTTCCCTGACAAGGGCGATTTTTAAAAACAAAAAAAGAAAGGAAACGAAAATGACAACTGAATTTTTTATGCCGATGCATCCGCCCACGGTAACGCATCACGACAAAAAGATAACCGTCAAAAACGGTAAGGCGATAATGTACGATTCAACCGAGCTGAAAGCGGCAAAGGGGAAGCTGACGGCACACCTGGCAGAACACATTCCGCAGGAACCGTATTCGGGCGCGGTCAGGCTGATGGTCAAATGGTGCTTCAGCAATACAGGGACTAAGCACAGAGACGGGGAATGGAAAACCTCGAAGCCCGATACGGACAATCTCGAGAAAGCCTTGAAAGACTGCATGACCCGCCTGCACTTTTGGAAGGACGATGCGCAGGTCGCATCGGAGATCAGCGAAAAGTTTTGGGCTGCCGTGCCGGGAATTTATGTGCGAATCGAGGAGCTGCCATGCTGAAACAAATAACCCAGGAAGAGACCAACAGGCGCTACATACGGGAGCGGACGAGTGACCGGGAAACACACTGCCTGAGATGTTATTACTGCTGCAAGATATTCGAGGCAGGAGATGATAGTCGGTATGTTTGCCCGAAATGCGGCCGAGAACTCATTGAAACGGGATTTTTGAAAGTGAGTGATGGCAGTGCCTGAGATGTGTCCGGATGAGCATTGTGTGTTTCTCGTCCAGACCGGCGGAGAAAAGCCTTTGTGCCCGTTTTGGCATTGTCTGAAGCCGGAGATTGAAAAGCACGACAAAACCCGAGAGGAGGCTGTTAAATGACGCTTAAAGAGTTGTCGCAGCTGTACTACCTTGACAAAGAGATAGAACTTGACCGTGAGAGACTTGCGGAGCTGCGGGCAAATTTGCTCTGCCCGAGGTCGCCAAACTACGATGGTATGCCGCATAGCCCGAACCCTGAGCCTGCGCTTGAACGCTGCATAGCGGAGATAACGGATCTCGAAGCTATAATCCAGGCAAAGATAGAACAGCGAGTCTACGAGCGCAGCCGCTTGGAACGCTACATAGCCGATATTCCTGACAGTCTGACTCGGCAGATATTTACGCTGAGATTCGTTGAAGGGATGCGGTGGGAAGAAGTTGCGGATAAAATCGGTAGTAGTTCTTACAGCGTCAAGCATATCTGTTACAGATTTATCGCGAAAAATTAAAAGTTGGCACACATGGCACACACATATGTGCTAACCTTTAAGCTGAAGAATGTACCGATATTCTATTCTTCATTTTTATGTCCCCTTTCACCACGCCTGCCCCGCGGCGTCATAAATAGCGGGGCTTTAGGTGAGAAGAGCTAAAAAAACAAAAAAAGACTTGACATAAGTGGTGTTATGTGTTAATATAATCAGGCTACACAAAGAAGAATTTTTATGTGGTGCAAAATGTCCTCACCACAACTGTATGGTGAGGACATTATTGAGGAAAAGGGCGCGCAACAGAACACGACGGAAGTATTGCTTTTGTTGTTGCGTATCTAACACCGTGGTCATTAGGGGTGACCGCGGTGCTTTTCTACACGCTCACGACGCTCATAGACAGAGACAGTAGCGCAGAGACGCCGTCTACGAATTCCTTTAATGAGGAAATCGTACTAAAGAGATTGAAGTATTTTATCGATACTTCCCAGATCTCTTTCGGCAGAGAGCTCGATGATTTTGTGTTAATGATCGTCGATATAATGATCAGTGCTAACGGGAAATACAATGCAGTTGTCATGGAGAGCGATATGATTTTTTTGAGATTAGGCGATTGTGGCTCATTCTGCGGATGTTTTTTGTGAAGCAGATTTTCAACAACAGCGGCAGCGATCTCCAAAATAGAAATTACAGCGGCTTTTATTGGTGACGAGCCGAAGACGATCCACGTGATAAAGACGACTATTGGCAGAGACAAGATAGACACACCTTTCGATATCCTATTTTCCTCTGCTGCGCTGCCAAACTTTTCCCGGAAAAAATTATAAGCCCTTTTCGAAAAAATTTCAATATAATCGGACACATTCTCTAGTGCTCGAATAGCCTAATTTTATCGCTGTACTGTTGTTCTATTTGTGCAAAATTCAGAAACTTAATTTTTTAATATTTTGTGCTTGCGGATCGATTGCGTATGTGATATTATTATCGAACATGAGTTTGATAAAACTTTTTTTGCAGCCTTTTGAGGCTGCTTTTTTCATGGTGAAAAAATGGAGCACAAAGTATTTACTCAGCCCAAAAAGCGGCAGAGTTTTAACATTATGCGTGAAAACGCGATAATAGAAGACCTGACTTCAAAGCTTCCGGAAGGCGAAAGCTTTGTGTATATTACATCCGGCGGGTTCAGCTCGATTGCCTTTATCGTTTGGATTGCCGGTCAGACGCGCATAAAGAGTCTGTTTGCGTCAACGCTGCGCGTCGGTGTTCGGCAGGCGCAAATGCTTGACGGTCTGCACAACGACGGCAGATTAGACAAAGTTGATTTGCTCGTCGGCGGTGCGATGAAAGACAATTGCGAGCATAATCGCGGTTATGGATATCTCGAACAGATAACCTACATATTCCAAACAAACGGTTGGACCGTGAGCATGCACAACAACCATTCCAAGGTGATGCTTTTCGATACCGATGCCGGAAAGTTTGTTATCGAATCGTCCTCAAATCTTAACGAAAATCCAAAAGTTGAGCAGTTCCGCTTGGAGAAATCAGCGGAACTGTTCGATTTTTATAACTCGTTTTTCTCCACATTGAAAAATAGTCTGAAAAGGATAGTCTAAAAAGCTAAAAAAAGCTAATCAACTCACGCGCGCGACAGAATAAAGGCAAAGTGCAAAGTTAGCTTTTTCGGGAGGTGGTGGCGTGAATGATCGCATGCGGCTTTTTGCAGACGAATACATAAAGAGGCATTGCAAACGTGGAGCGGGCAAAGATGCCGCCATTGCGGCAGGCTACAAAGAGCGTTCGGCAGCGGTTACGGCCAGCAAATTGTTAGCACGCGAAGATGTCCAGTCATATATAAACTCTTGCGAAGAGAAGATTGCTGAAGATTTACGAAAAGCGTTTTTGTTTCATGCCGTCGATGCGGCAGAAGCACTTGGCGGTATTTTGACGAAAAAGTATGCTGATGATCGAGACGTGATTGCCGCGGCAAAAGATATTCTTGACAGAGCGGGTTTTGCAACTAATAAACAGGCGGCGACGCCAGCAAAGCAAGGGGATTTGTCAAAGCTTTACGAAGCACTGGAGAGTGACAACAAATGAAAATAACAACATTGTCGCCAAAGCAAAAAGAAATATTTCGCTGGTGTCATCGCGATAATGATAAATATGACGGTATTATATGTGATGGGGCTATTCGCTCCGGAAAAACAATTTGTATGATTGCGTCATTCGTATACTGGTCAATGAGATTTTTCAGCGAAAATACTTTTGCCATTTGCGGAAAAACTGTCCAGTCGGCAGAGAGAAATATAATAATGCCGTTGCTCGGCATGACGGATGTTAAAGCATATTATGATCTAAAATACACGAGATCGGTCAAACTCTTGACGATTACGCGAGAAACAAACGGAGAAAGGCGAGTTAATTATTATTATGTGTTCGGCGGAAAGGATGAAAGCTCGGCGGCACTGATTCAGGGCATGACACTCAGCGGAGTTTTGCTCGATGAGGTTGCCTTGATGCCGCGATCATTTGTGGAGCAGGCACTGGCAAGATGTTCCGTCGCTGGGTCAAAATTTTGGTTTAACTGCAATCCTGACAGTCCAATGCACTGGTTTTATGAAGAATGGGTTTGCAAGGCAGAAAAGCATCGAATCTATCATTTGCATTTTGAGTTGACGGACAACCCGTCGCTATTGCCCGAAATTATTGACCGCTACAAGAGCATGTACACAGGCGTTTTCTACAATCGCTTTATTTTGGGGCAATGGGTTGCCGCCGACGGCATAGTGTATGATGTCGATGTAAAGACTTTAATTGATGATACCGTCCCTAAAAAAGGACGGTATTTTATTTCCATTGACTATGGCACACAAAATCCCTTTTCTGCGGGCCTTTGGTGCCTGCACGGCAAAACTGCGACGCGTATAAAGGAATTTTATTATGACGGCAGAAAGAAGAGCAAGCAAAAGACAGATGAGGAATATTATATTGAAATTGAGCAGCTGGCAAACGGGTATGAGATTGAGAAAATAGTCGTTGACCCGTCGGCAGCGAGCTTTATAGCGTGTATACGCAAGCACGGTAAGTTTTCGGTTAGAAAAGCACGAAATGATGTTATCGACGGAATCCGCGTGACCTCGGAAATGATAAAAAGCGGAGCTGTAAAAATAAATTCAAGTTGCGAAGATATTCTTAGGGAATTCGGCCTATACCGATGGGACGAAAAGTCAACCGTTGACAAGGTTGTAAAAGAATATGACCATGCAATGGATGATATGCGTTATTTTTGCTATACGATACTCCGCCGGGAACTGCGGTGGATGGGATACAGAGAGGATCAATATGACCAGGATTAAGAAGTGGATTTGTAAGAAATATCTGCCTGCATATGCACGCGAAAATATGATTGAGGAGAGCGGGCGAATGCAAAAAAAAATTGTCGCACTTGAACAGGAAAACAGGGAACTCCGGGCATATATTGACGGCCTTGAGAGGGGTGTGCGAGCGGGCAAGAAGATAGTCATAAATGCTGCGGGGGTTGACAGATGAGTATTATATCGGCATTAATGAATCGAAATAAAATATACAGCTTTGAGGATGCTTTCGGTGTGAAGGACATCACGAGCGATGAAATGAGAAACGCTATAGAGCTTTGGCTTGAAATGTATTTTGAAAACGACAAAAAGCAGCTGGATGATTGCCAGCGCCTGCCAGTGCTGATCGTTAAAAAACTGACAAAGACCGCATTTTCGGAATATCAGGCATCAAGCAAAAACGAGTTTGCTAATTGCATTCTGCGAGGAACGGATGTTATTCATAAAAAGGCGTTTCAACAAATGCTTATTTCCGGGGAGTGCCTCATAAAACCGGTACCTACTGCTGATGGCTTTACTTTTGTCCCAATTAGACGGGATTGCTTTGTGCCGCTCGCACGAAATGAAAACGAGGAACTTACAAGCGTGGGAACCGCTGAAATAACAATTGCCAAAGGAAAATATTATACTCTGCTTGAGCGGCGAACCGCCGGAAAGATGTTGATAATAGAATCAAAACTTTATGAGTCTGAGACGCCGGAGATGCTTGGAACAGAAATTCCGGTAAATGCGCTTGAGAAGTATGAAAATTTACAGCCCGTGATAGCATTGCCGCTGAGCGGACTCGGTCTGATTCATTTGAAAACCCCGTTGCTTAATACCGTTGACGGATCTGCAGATAGTGTCGCTATATATGCACCCGCCGCGAAGCTGATACAGAGAATAAACAGAAATGAAAAGCTTCTCGACCAAGAGTTTGAGCTTGGTCGACTTAGAATAATGGTTCCGGAGGACCTTATGCGCCGTCGGTCGAACGGGGTGAGACGGTTGGAAGATGATGTTTTTACAAGTCTTGCCGAAGATCCCGACGAGCAGAAAATAACTACATTCTCGCCGCAGCTCCGAGAGAGCAGTTATCTTGCAAGAAAAACAGAGTATTTGCGAAACATAGAGAGCCTTATCGGCTTCAAACGCGGAATACTGTCTGATGTTGAAATGGCCGAGAGAACGGCGACAGAAATAACCTCTTCGGACGGCGACTATAACCTAACTATAACAGATCTGCAGGAAGTCTGGGAGCGGGCGGTTCGTGATGCGGTTCAATTGTGTTCTGAGCTTGCGAGAATATATAAAATGCCTGGAGCTGCAAAGGTAAATGATGAAGATGTTATCATCGATTTTGGTGATGGCGTATTGTACAATCGTGATAAGACATGGAACGAATACTGCAGTATGGTGCAAATGGGGCTTATAAAGCCGGAGATTGCTGTCGCGTGGTATTTTGAATTACCTCATGAGACCGAACATGATATAGAGGAAATACGCAGGCAATATATGCCGGAAATCGAAAGCATGACGAGGGAAGAATAAATGCTGTTGCCAGCGAAAATAGACCAACTGAGTGTGATCTCCGGTCGAATAATGGATCCAATTATTCAGTTTCTTTTGCGCGATATTGCGAGAAGAATTGCCGAAGCGGGAAAAATCACATCGACAGCGGGCTATCAGATTTGGAAAACACAACAACTCGGGATGAGCCGGCGTGAGATAAAAAAAGAACTTGCAAAAATGTATAAGGCGACCGAGTCTGAGATAGATACTTTGTTTCGGGAGTCGGCAAGGGAGGGCTATGATTTTGACCTGTCGAAGCTTCCGACCACAGAGGCAGTGCCGTTCGAGAAGAATTTAAGCCTGCGTCAACTTGTGGTCACTGCGGCTGAGCTTGCAAAAGACAATTTTTCAAATCTTACGCAGACTATCGGAATGATAGACCCATACGGGAACGCATTGCCGCTATATAACGCATATAATTCCTGCTGCGATTATGTCTTCTTACTCGTTTCTTCCGGCGCGACAGACTACAAAACTGCGGTCAGAGGCGCATGCAAGAATTTGTATGATAAAGGACTTGTCACAATAGACTATGAAAGCGGAAAGCACGCGTCAATAGAAACGGCCGTTCGGCGTAACATCATGGGCGGTCTCGGTCTTATGCAAGAAAAAATAAGCGAATCAAACCATGAACGATATGGCGCGGACGGATGGGAAATATCTGCTCACGCGGCGAGTGCGCCGGACCATGAACCAATACAAGGAAAGCAATACCGAGATGAAGAGTATCGAGAACTCAATGATAGCCTTGTTCGCCGCATTGGAACACTAAATTGCGGTCATGCGGCTTTTCCGATATTTTATGGCGTTACAAAACCTACATACACGGATGACGAGCTTGAAGCCTTTAAGAAGTCAAATGCCGATGGTATAACATATCAAGGTAAGCATTATACGATGTATGAAGCTACGCAAATGCAAAGACGCCTTGAAACTGCCATACGAAAATGTAAACGAAAAATATCTGTGCTCGAGGGAGCGGGCGACGAAGATAAACTCAAAGTTTCACGCATCAAATATACTCGGCTTAATCAGGAATATGCCCGATTTTCAAAAGCGGCGGGGCTGCGAATGCAAACGGATCGTCTGCACACTTCCGGATTTAGTTATAAGCAGGGGACTAAAGCCTCATCAATAGGTGGAGATCAGATTGCAAAAATAGAGCTATACAAAGCACAGATGCACGCTGCAGGTTTTGAAGTGTCAGGAGTGGATAATTTTACCGGCGATACTCGAGTTCTGGAAAAGATAAGTGCGGTGAGTATGAGAATGGCAGAAATATATCCAGAAGAAACAAATGGAATGAAAGTTGTGTTGAGTCGAATAAAAAATAGAGATGTTTACGGGTATTTCTTACCTGATAAACGTGAGATACATTTTAACAAAAACAAATTTGGTAATTGGGATGCGTTGATGTCTGACTACAGCGACGATGTTAAAAGAGGTCATTTCCCCGAAGGCACCGATGCAAACGGTTTGTTTTACCATGAGTTTGGACATGCGATTGCAATGGCGGGAGGTGCAAAAAACTATAAAAAGGATATTGGGGAAGTGCTATTTGAATGTGGCTATTCCGAGCATATGAGCGTACAGAGACTGAACTTGGCACTTGAAAAAGAACTTTCACATTATGCTACAACCGTTACCAACCCCGCCTATCAAGAGGTAGTTGCAGAAGCTTGTTCTGAATGGTATAATAGTAAGAAACCAAGAAGGTTTTGCGAAAAATTTTTAAGAAAGGTAGGATTAATACAATAATGTCGGAACATGTAGAAAAAATGACATTTTTTCAAAGAAATCCTGAATGGTATTACTTTGATGAAAATGATTTTCCTCACCTTACGGACAAAGCACCACCGGAAGCAGTAGAGTCATATGAGTACTGGAAAGAAATATATGAAATATCACAGAAGGAAGGCATAATATTTTATTGACCGACAAGCGAAAGCGAGGCGGTGTCACCATGCCTATAATTTAATAATTACAGCGTTTTGCAGTCAACTGCAAGACGCTGTTTTTATATCACCCCGCCGCAGGTTTATGCGGCTTAATTCTTACCGCAGACAGAGCGGTATATAAGCCATGTTAGGAGGATTTTTTATGGAAAACATTCACACCATCCTCGAAAAATACGGAATTACCGTTGACGAGGAAAGAAAAGCGGATTTTGAAAAAGAGTTTGCGGAAAATTATAAAACCGTCGCTGAACACAGTAAAGTGGTATCGGCGCGTGATGGGTATAAGACGCAGCTCGAAGCCGCACAAAATGCGCTGAAGGACCTTAAGGACGTAGATGTTGGCGAGCTGAAGGGAAAGATTAGCACGCTGACAAACGAGCTGAACACTCAGAAAACCAATTATGAGCAGCAGCTTGCGGATCTCGAGTTCGGTAACATTCTCGATGGTGCTATAGCCAGCATGAAAGGCCGAGAAGCAAAAGCTGTTAAAGCAATGCTTGACATCGACGCGCTCAAGGCAAGTAAAAATCAGGCGGCAGATATAAAGACTGCGCTTGAAGAACTCAAAGAGAAAAGCGGCTATCTTTTTGAGGACGAAGAAACGCCTCCGCCATATGCGGCAGGCACAGGGGGAAGCTCCCTGTCAACAAAATACAGCTCCCAGGAAGCGGCAATAAGATCCGCAATGGGGCTGAAAGTCGAATAAGGAGGACTTTTTAAATGGCAAACAGTATTACACTTGTCAAACAGTTTGTGAAAATGCTTGACGAGGCTTATAAGCTCGCATCTCTTACCTCGGATCTTGATGGTGCTTCTGAGCTCGTCAGGCAGGGCGCAAATGCGAATGAACTTATAATCCCCAAACTCAGCATGAGCGGGCTTGGCGATTATTCGCGTAACGGCGGATATGTTGCCGGCGATGTAACTCTGACAAATGAGACGGTCAAATGCAATTTTGACAGAGGTAGGCTTTTCACTGTCGATGCGCTTGATAATCAGGAGAGTGCTTATATCGCGTTTGGCAGACTCGCAGGAGAATTCATCCGAACAAAGGTTGTTCCGGAACTTGATGCATTCCGTTTTGCAACATATTCCGGCATTACTGGCATATCCAAAGTTTCGGCGGGCGCGTCGCTTTCTGATGGCGCCGCCGTAATTGCAGCGCTTCGAGCGGCTATAACAAAGATGGACGAGGATGAGGTTCCGACCGATCAGAGATATCTTTACATCACGCCCACGCTGCATGGTCTTGTGCAGGATATGGACACTACCAAGAGCCGCGAGGTATTTGAAAGATTCGTTAAAATCGTCGATGTCCCGCAGACAAGGTTTTATACCGCAATCAACCAGAAGTCCGGCAAGATTATCACGACCGGAGAGAGCCCGAACACGACAACCACGGACGAGACCGCAGGTGGCTACGACAAGGCGACTTCCGCAAAAGACATCAACTTTATGATTGTTCACAAGCCGGCAGTCATTCAGTTCCAGAAGCATGTCGCCCCGAAGATAATTTCACCCGAACAGAATCAGACGGCGGACGCATGGATGTACGGTTATCGCAATGTCGGCATCGCCGATGCATACGATAACAAGGTCGCCGGTATTTACCTGCATCACAAGGCTTGAGGTGAGTGAGTATGAAAATAGTTGGACTGATTTTCCCGGAGACCGAGGAACAGACCTCCGCAGAGACCGAGGAACAGACCTTTTGCTGCTCTGAGTGTGGGAAGAAATACAAATCTGGAACTGCGCTACAGAAGCACATGAAAGAAAAGCATTCGGACGAAAGCGAGGAGTGACCAACGATGACACAGTATGCAGACTACGACTACTATCTCAATGACTATCTCCATGGCGAGGACGCTATGAGCAAGGACGACTTCGACTTTTTCGCCGTCAGAGCCTCCAAGGTTATTGAGCGGCACACATTCAGCCGAATTGAAGAAGTGACGGAAGCGATTAAGTCTTGTTGCTGCGAGCTCGCCGAATGCCTAAAGTCGGAACATAGCGCGGACTGTCAGAGCGGTAAGACCTCCGAGAGCGTTGGCAGCTACTCCGTATCTTATGCATCGGCAACCGACAGACACCGCGAGAGTCAGCAGGAATATAGCCGTATTCTGCATCTGTGGCTCGGTGACACGGGTTTACTTTACAGGGGGTAAAAAGATGTATACCAACACAAAAGCAACCGTGTACCGCCTTATAGGGGGCAAATACGAGCGGATATTCCTGCCGCGCGTTTTTTGGGATATGAAGTCAACCGCCTCGACGGGCAAAAACGGCAAGACCGAGAGCGACACGGTGACGGTTTTTCTGCCGTTGCTCTTGCAGCTCACCCCGCAGAAAGACCTTATAATCAAAGGCTCTGTGCCTCTGACGATTGATAATTCAACCGAAGAGACTCAGAGCGCGAGCGTGAAAAAGCTTTTTGCCGGGTATGATGTCCACACGGTCATGGCTTGCCGGGTATGCGATTATGGCTCGGCAGAAATGCGACACACTGAGCTTGATGTGAGGTGATGGCGTGAAAAATCTGCCAAAGATAAACCAGCCGGACGATATGGATTATACCGGAACGATAAATGTTAAAATTCACTGGAATCCGCACTTTGCCAAAAACATGGTTCAGCGTGCGTATAGAATCCAGTGCGTTATCGACTCCGATGTTATTAAGTTTATGACGCCGTATATCCCGTATCAGTCCGGCTTTTTGGCGACGAAGGCATTGACCATCCCTACTGTCATAGGCACTGGCGAAATTCGACAGTTGGGCCCGTATGCGCACTATCAATATATTGGTGAAATTTACGGTCCGAACGTCCCGGTTAAGGAAAACGGTGAGATTGTGGGTTGGTGGTCACCGCCGAGTAAAGCCCCGACGGGGAGACCGCTGACATACGATACCACAAAAAATCCGCTCGCAGGTTCGCACTGGTTTGAGCGTATGAAAGCCGACAGAGCCGACGACATACTCAAAGACGCTCAGGAGGCGGCGAACAGATGAACATAATCGAAACCGTAAAAAAAACACTCTCTCAGTGTCCTAAAATAGACGACTTTTGTAACGGCTTGCATGTCGATTTTTCCGAAAACAAGAGCGGGGACTTCGGACTCTATTCTTCGGGCGATGCGCTTGTCGGAAAAGATATTTTAGGCAATGAGAAAAGAAAACACAGTTTTGTGCTGTACGCCAACGGCAGACCGTTTAACGAGTTTGACCGACTGGCGCACAGTGCTTTTTTATTGGAGCTGACCTATTGGCTTGAAAAGCAAAAGCATATCGCGGTGACTGCTGTTGTTGACGGCAAAGAAATGCCGGGCGAGATAACAAAAATGAGCTGCGCAAATGCGATGCTTTTTGCAGTCCCGACAGGGAACGTGAACGACGGCGTCACATATCAGCTTCAAATCTACGCCGAATATACCATAGAAAGTGAGGAATTTTAATGCCTGGAACTACTACCAATACGGCAAACGCAAAGATAGAGCGCAAATATCTTGCACACTACATCGATTCGTCGTTTAATGGCACAGCTGCAAACTATGTCCGTTTGGGCAAAGACCTTGAAGAGTATGCGATTGAGATGAATCCGGACTCGGAGACTAAAAAGAACATACTCGGCGAGAACTCGACCAATGTCAAAGGTTACGAGCCGCAGGGCTCTGTTGACCCTTATTATGCTTATAGTGGCGACCCGCTCTATGAGCACCTTGCGTCCATAATCAACGACCGCGCGACTGGCTCGGCTCTTGAAACAACTGTCGTTGACGCGCTGTTCAAGACCGACGGCTCGTGTGAGTGGGCGTATCGCGAGAACGCTATTATCATTCCACAGTCGATAGGCGGCGAAGACGGCGTTCAGATTCCCTTTGAAATCCACTACAATGGCGGACGCACAAAGGGAACTTTTGATGCGGCAACAAAAACGTTTACCGCAGATTCGTCCAAGTAATCAAAAAAAGAGGGGCTGCTTCGGCAGCCTCTCTCCCTTTTTAGGAGGTAAAACATGGCACAGCAGCGACAGAGTATAAACTTTGACGACGGCTTTAAAAGCTACGAAATTAACGGCGACCCGCAGAGAATTGTCCGTATAGATACCGCCGACTACGGACTTATAGAGCGTCTGCGAAACGCTAAAAACAATATAAACGAAGAAATGAAAAAATACGAGAACGTAAAGATAAAGAGCGACGGTTCGGCAGACCTTGACGATGAGACGGCAGCTGATAGTCTCCGCGACCTCGGCAAGTTCATATGCGGTCAGTTCGACTATATCTTCAACTCCGAGGTGTCCGGCGTTCTGTTCGGCACAGCTTCACCGCTTTCAACTCGCGGCGGCGTTCCGCTTTTCGAGCGCGTTTTCAATGCAGTTCTTCCGATTATAGAAACTGACATAAAATCCGAGCAGAAGAAAGCCGAAGCCCGTATCAAAAAGTACGAAGCCGAAGCCGCGAGGTTTAAAAATAGCTTATGATAGGCTATCTTCCGACCACGCTCGAAGTGGCAGGCAAAGAATATTCTATCTGCTCCGATTATCGCGTTGCGCTTGTCATTTTCGAGGCGTTTGACGACCCGGAACTCAATGAGTATGACAAAATGGCGGTTATGCTGGACTGTTTATATAAAGAGCCAGACTCGATACCGAGAGAAGCCTGCAACGAGGCGATTGAAAAAGCGTCGTGGTTTCTTGATGGCGGTGAGGACTATAAAGAAGCAGGTCAACAGCGACAGAAAAAGGTCATGTCATGGTCTCAGGACGAAAAGATGATTTTTTCCGCAGTAAACAAGACCGCCGGGCAGGAAGTCCGCGCCGTGCCCTATATGCATTGGTGGACATTTCTCGGCTATTTCGCAGAGATTGGCGAGTGCCTTTTCTCGACAGTCCGTTCTATCCGCGAAAAGAAGAACAGGCACAAGAAACTCGACAAGTGGGAGCAGGAATTTTATAAAGAGCACAAAAAGATGATAGACATTGAGCGCAAATACTCGGCACAGGAACAGGCAGAACGTGACGCGCTCAATAAACTTTTAGGATAGCGGGGGGTGATTGAATGGTTGACGGCTCTCTCAAATTTGACACAAAATTTGACACGGACGGCGTAAACAAAGCGACCGATATGGTCAATAAATCGGTGTCACGTATGTATCAGCGCGTCAAACAGGCGTTCAGCGGCAAGGAAGTCGACCAGTCGTCGGCGAAGATGAAACGGTTGCAGAACAATGTCGATGAAGCAAATGCCAAAGTCGAAAAGCAGATAGCCGAAGTCGAAAGACTGCGCACGGAATATGAAAATCTCAAATCTGACGACGGATATATCGAGCCGGAAGCCGCAAAACCGCTGATAGAACAGGCGGAAACGCTCAAAGCGAAAATCGCCGAAGCAAAACAGCAAGTCGCCGAATATGACAAGCAGTGGGAACATGGCGTTGCCGGAGCTGACGGCAAATCCGGCGAGTGGGTTGACAAAGTCCACAGCTTGCAGGCGGAATATGACAAAGTCCTTGAAAAAATCGAAAAGATTGAAAGTAAAGCCGAAGCGAAGCACCAGACCGACCGTTCCGCGCAGCTTGCTTCGTCCGAAGCGGCTATCGTAGATGCAGAGAAAAAGCTCGACGGACTCAGAAGTAAAGCCGATATTGCGAAAACAAAGCTCCGGGAAGCCCTGAGCGCCAAAGCACCTGCGGGATTTAAAAAGGGCTTGACTGGAGCTACTGCCGGTCTTGATAAATTTGTCAAGCGCATAGGCGGTCTTGCAAAGCGAGTTTTCATTTTTACTGTCATAACAAAGGCACTCAGAAAGCTTAAAGAGCTGCTCACCTCTATGACCTCGTCGGACAAGCAGATACAGACCTCTCTTGCCAACATAAAGGGTAATCTCTTGACGGCGTTTCAGCCGATATACGAGTTTGCATTGCCTGCGATTAAAGCGTTACTGCACGCGCTCGAACAAGCGTCGGCTTTTCTCGCGTCGTTTACCGCCGCGCTTTTCGGCAAATCTGTATCACAGATGCAGAAAAACGCAAAGGCGCTTAATAAGCAAGCAACGGCGACAAGCAAGGTCGGCAAGGCGGCGGAAAAAGCTTCTCGAAGCCTTGCGAGTTTCGACGAGCTGAATCAGCTCAGTGATAACAGCTCAAGCAGTTCAGGCGGCACAGATGCGTCGTCTGCACCCGCATTCAACACCAATCTCGACGACCTCGACGGAAACATGGCGAAAATAGCGGCTTATGGGTCGATGTTGCTCGGCGTTGCACTACTTATGGTAGGCATAGCGACGGTTAATATCCCCGCGATTATTCTCGGTATAGCACTCATTGCGGCGGGAATAAAAGTCGGACAGAACACGGGTGCATTTTCGAGTATGCCAACATGGGTCAATCAGATAATCACATGGGGGCTGATGATACTCGGTGCGGCGTTGCTTATAGTCGGACTTGTCAAATTTAGCCCGAAGCTTATTCTCGCGGGTATCGCTCTATATATGACGGGCGTCAAATACGGCGAGGCAAGCGGGGCTTTTGAGGCTATGCCCGGCTGGTTAAAGCAGATAATCACATGGGGCGGAATGGCACTCGGCACAGCTCTCTTGGTTGTCGGTATAGTCATGGGGAACATTTATCTTACACTTGCTGGAATTATGCTCCTTGTCACTGGAATGACAGTTGGAGACAAGAGTGGCGCCTTTGAAGCTATGCCTCCGTGGCTCGCGCAGATAGTGACATGGGGCTCAATCGCACTGGGAACAGCTCTCCTTATAGCGGGTATTGCGACGACAAATATTCCGCTTATAGCGGCAGGCGCGGCGCTTTTCTCCGTCGGTATTGCAACCGGAATAAATTCGGGCGCGTTCTCGGCAGCTTGGAATGCTATCAAATCTTTCGGCAGTCAAATCGCGCACGGTGCAGCCGACCTTTGGAATAAAATAACCTCTGGCGCGTCGAGAATGTGGGATTCAATCAAAAACTCAGGTCGCGACAGACTTAACGGTATTATATCGCTCGTTGAGCGGTGTATTAATACCGTTGTCAATAAAGCAAATAGAATCTCGTGGAATATTCCCGATTGGGTGCCCGGAATAGGCGGTAAGAAGTTCGGCTTTAATCTGCCGACCGTCAGCATACCTCGCCTTGCTACCGGCACAGTTGTCCCGAGAAACTACGGCGAATACACGGCTATACTCGGCGATAACAAGCGCGAGCCCGAGGTCGTTTCGCCTCTGTCGACGATGAAACAGGCAGTTCGCGAGGTTATGAACGAACTCGGCGGAGATAACTCACGCCCGATATCAATTTCAATTTATACCACGCTCGACGGCAAGGTCGTCGGACAGTCGGCGATTGAATATCATAACGGCGTTGTCAGGAGAACCGGCAAAACGCCGCTCGCGGGGGTGAGCGTATGAGCATGACCGTAATGAAAATCAAAAAAACGGGTACATCGTCATGGAAAACGCTTCCCACGCCGATGGGCTTAAAACCCGGAATAAATATCATCGACAGCAGCAAGAGCGGGCGTGATAACAACACGGGAACAATGTTTCGCGATATCGTGACGGGAAAGAACAAATACACCGCCACGATGCCGAGCGGGTTGAATAATACGCAGTACGCAGAAATCGCAGATATTATCCTTGCTGATAGCTTCGACTGCTGGTTGCCGAATCCGAAAACGGGCACATTCGGCACAAAAACATTCTACTGCTCGACGCTCGAGGCGGACATAGAGCAGATATACAGCGAGACTCTTTGGACTTACAAAGAGTTTAGCTTCGGCTTGACCGAGATGTAAGGGGGCATAGGCAGTGTATAAGATAACCAACGCGACAAAACGCGCAGCGGTCAGAGCTGCTTATGCCGGGCGGACTCGTCACATAATCAACCGGATAACATTCGGACATTATGTGACGACTCTCGGAATTCGTTCTTTTGTCTCGGATAAGGTCGTCATAACGGACGGTTTGCAGAGCTTGAGCGTGACACAGGTTCTCAACGGAGACGAGGACGCAACAGTCGGAAGCGTAGGCTCAAGCTCTTATTCCGCGACTTTTAATAATCCATCGTCCACCTTTAACTACCGCGGCAAGATAGCTTTTGTCGAGAGCGGCGTGCTTCTGGCGGACGGAACATATTATTACACGCCCTGCGGCTATTTTGCGACAGAGAAGCCGGAAACGGACGACGACGGCAAGACCTTGACCGTCACCGGATATGACGAGATAGACAAAATGGGCGGCAAGTGGACGCCGTCCATTACAGTCACCGATACCACGACGCTGAAAGATGTCGTCGAGAATATCGCAAGTATGCACGGCTTGAGCGTGGCATATGTCGATACGGCGGCACAGACCGCCTTGAAAAATCATGTTATCGGCGTTGCAACAGCCGCAGAACTGACGGAGCAGAGCGAGCGAGACGTGCTCGGTTACTGCGTCGGATGCGCGGGAATGTCTGCGCGCATAAACACAGTCGGAAAGCTTTATATCTCGTGGTTTTTTAGTCCGGGCAGTACCTATGACTATACCGTGACGGCGGATGTCCAGTGGGAAAACGGCTTTAAAAAGTCCGCAGAGAGCGCGGTCAAGATAGAAGCGGTCTCTGCGGGCGAGGACGAAGATGTCTACACAAAAGGCACAGGAGTTCCGCTGTCTTTTGCGAATCCGCTTATTAGCCACGCCGAGATAGACGCGATATATACGCGGTATAACGGACGGACTTGGTATCCGTCAACTTGCACATGGCGCGGAGACCCGTGTATAGAGGTCGGCGATATTATCACCGTCAAAGACAAAAACAGCAAGTCATATACCGTCTATGTAGCGCAGCAAGAGTTAGACCTCTCGGGCGGTTTGCAGTCTACAATTATATCTCCCAATCTCGACACAACGGAGATGTCTTTTGACTCCGTCAGCGCGTCCGTAAAGCTTGAACTTAGCAAGGTTCGAAACTCAATGGAGGCGGCAATAAAAGCCGCTACAAACGCTATAAACGGGGCAAACGGCGGATATTATCGTATTCTCGACCTCGACAAGGACGGAAACCCGGACGGCTGGGAGTGTTTCGCGACAGATGGCTTGCAAGGTGTTAAATGCACCTATGGCGGTATAGGCTGCACCACAGACGGCGGCAAGACCTACACCAACGCTATGACCGGGTCAGGTATAAACGCAACGGCTATAACAACGGGCATTATCACAGGCGGCACAAACGGATTCTCTTTTAATCTCGAAACCGGTCACATCAAAGCGTCCGACGCAGACCTAACAGGCGTTTTTTGTGTTAAGGGTTCGGCATATGACCTTAAAATAATCAATACCACTCGACCGTTTGCTGACGCTATAACACAAAGACAGTCGGTGCTTGGCATGACAAGACTATCCGGCGAAACGGAAGCGGGATTTATAGGCTTTTCTGATAGTATTAACTATCCATTCTCTGGTCTCACGTATGATGTACGTATTGACAGTACAAAAGGTGTTCGCATAGATAGCGGAGATGCCTATACGGACGTTGTTTGTCAAGACGGAAAGGGCTTTCGCGTCCGCGAAAAAGAAAATGGTTTTGGTGCATCGAACAAGTATCTGATAGCAACAAAAGACGAAACATCTGTAAGCGGAACACTTGTGTCGAATCATTTTAGGAATAACGTATTTGCAGGGCTTACGCACTATCGAAACATAGCAACGGGAAGCAATGTGGATGTATGCCGTGCGGACTTTGGAATTGGGATTCCCGCAACCTCGACGCCGTCCGGTGCAATCGAGGTAAGAAACTCCAATGACAAAATAGTTGCTCGCCTTGATGTGTACCCGTCCGGTACTAATTGGGACGGTGCAACGCTGAAAATTGCAGGCATGACATACAGCGCGAAAATATTTGTTGATTCGACTGGCGTTTGGGTACAGTTTGGAGGCAACAAAGCAAAACAGCTGGCATGAACACCATAAGGAGGTAAACCCGATATGACAAAAACCGAACTTGAAAAAAGACTCGGCACAACTCAAGAGACCGCACAACAGCTTGAGCAGGAAACAAAACAGCTGACAAGCCGTCTTGAATATGTCCGAGCGGAGCTTATTAAACAGCTTGGCAAAATTGAGCTGTTGTCCGATATGCTTTCAGAACTCGAAAAACCGCCCACAGAGGGCGAGAACGGGGAGGCCGAAAAAGATGCAGACAAGAACGATAACGGTTGATTATGCCCGCCCACGCGGGTATGATGTCGGCTATCGCGCGGAAAATAACTTTACTTTGCTCGCTCTGCCGGTGCCCGAAGAGCTCGAAGGCGCGGACAGCTATCGTGTGTATTTTGAGTCCACGGTCGGTGAGTATTTGCAGACGGAGACACTTACGCCCGTCGACGGCTATGTGACTGTCAAAATCACAAGCGACATCGTGCCTGAACCCGGCAACATGGCGGCACAGCTGGTTGCCTTTGCGGACGGCGAGATAGTCGGCTATGCGCCGATGATAACAGGCTCGGCAAAGGTGTCAATCCCGGACGGCACGGAGCGGCTGAGTCACAGCCTTGCCGCAGAAATCGCGCTTAACACCGCCGCGCGACATAGCCATGACAACAAGTCCGTGCTTGATAAGTTTGCCGAGTCAAAAGACGGCAAGCCGACCTATGACGGCGAGGCTTTAGGCGGTGGAGGTTCAACGGGAACCGAATTTTTTGTGGTTAACGTGCAGGTTCAAGGCGGGGCGGAATATACGATTACCTCCCACGATAAAACCTATACACAAATAGATGAGGCTTACAAGGCGGGCAAACAAATTTTAGCGGTTTGTACAATTACAGGCGAGGATACGGTGTATTTAATTCCTCTTATATTGGCTACAGAAACCGATTATGAATTTTCAATATTTGCTGGGGCGAACATTTACATATACGCGGACAGTACAGACACGTGGGATATTTCGATAGACTACCTTGAGGCAAGCACCATTAAAGCCAAAATATCTGCCGACGCTTCTGCGCAGTCGCAGAGTTTACAGTATATTCTTAACTATATGGTCTATCCTGCGGTTGAGAAAGCCCACGAGCATAGTAATAAGTCCGTACTTGATGGTCTTTCCGACTCTAATGGAGTTCTTTATTATAATAACAAACCCATAATCGCTCAAAAAATCTCTGAGGGTCCATATATAACCCTTGCTGACAATACCGAGTACCGTCTTACAGATGTCACGACCTTAAAGCTAAGCTATCCGGTAGGTGATTTCGAATCTTGGATGCGCCTGAGCTTCGCGGCAAGCGGCGATATAACGGTCACTCTGCCCGCGGGCACCGGATATATCGGCACTGCGCCGGATTTTAAAAACGGCGAAACCTGGGAGCTGAGTTTCAAAGACAAAATTTTGGCGGCGCAGAAGGTCGGTGACGGCACTTGATAGGACGAAGAAAATTCTTTTCGCGTGCCGCGCGGCATATCGAAGGTCTGCCAGAGGGCTATACCGCAGTCGAATATATCCAGTCGTCGGGCACTCAGTACATCGACACCGGGCGCAAGCTGACGCAGGATTCTGATATCACCATAGATTTCAGCATAGTCGGTGAAATAAACAGGAACGCAGGTATATTCGGTTCGCGCGAAAGTGCGTCGAAAAATAATCTTGCGCTATTTCAAGATGGGGGCTCAGGTTATTTCGCCGGCGACTTTTCCGAATATCGACAGCACCGTTTTCTGATGACTTTAACATTGGAACGAACAAAAATCCGAACGAACAAAGCTGGTGTATGGATTAATGATATTTTAAAAAAATCTTGGAGCGATGTCGCCGACTTCGAGACGCCGACAAATGGATTAATATTTGATATTGGCAACAATAACTGGACGGGAAATAAGGCTATTATACGATTATATAGCTACACAGATGACAATACCAAACAGCTTGTCCCATGTCTCGATGCAAACGGTGTGCCGTGCCTTTATGATCTTATAGGCAAAACGGCGCTCTATAATCAGGGCGCGGGCAGCTTCACATGGGGGTGAAAATATGATATACGGAAAGCTGGTCGGCGGTGCTCTGCACGGTGCGCCGCGACCGATAAAAACAGAAAATGGCGATGTTTTTACCAACGACCCCGCATTGCTTTTGCAGTACGGATACAAGCCGATAATCACGGCGGATTATCCGTCCGACGGCGGGTATTACACCGAGTCGTGGACGGAGACTGAATCCCAGAT